GAGGATGTTCCTTGCTCCTTGCGCGTTGTAAGCGTGCGGAGCAGAGTACGTAGTAATGGTTCGTGGTCTAAAAGAATCTTTTTCGACCAGGACCAAACGTGCTCGGGGAATGTCATTTGTGTCTTCCTCCATCCAAGGGGCGTAAAGGATGCCCCTAACTTTTCTGATCTTCCTCAGACCATGCCACTTTTCAGGGTAAGTATTCCCCTGCCAAGTTGCGCCCGGTCCATGATGACCAGAAACTTCATAATCGATGAAATCATCGTCGATAACAATCTTCGGTTGGTTACTTCCGAAGATTTCCGTCAGGAACCCACGGAGATAATCGTTGAACCGTGGAGAAAAGCCGTAATCCAGCAGCCTCGCATAGAACTGCTCAGCTGTTGGCAAACTATTGTCCCATCGGATGTATTCCTCTGTCGCGGTTTTAACCACGTCATTCGGGAATCCGTAGGGAACTTTCGACATAAAGTGAAAAGCCGTATGTAGGGCTCTGGCCGGGTAAGACTTTGTCGAATAAGCCCAAACCATTGCCTTTAGATACGGCATACTCATCCGGAGGAAATCTTCATCCACGCTCTCAGCGAACGTGAATGGCGACATCAGATCCTGCCAAAACTTCTTAGCGTTATAGTTCAGGCGGATGATGACGTCACGGAAGATCTTAAGCCCCTGATGACGTCCAACTAGAGCGTCAATAAAGGGCTCGGGATCGACAAGATTTTCATTCCGGATCGGGTATCGAGCAACGATTGCCTCGATAATTGAGTTATCCATTTTCTTACCTCCTGGAATTCTTTAATTCATCGATAAGTTCAGTGAGGTGGGAGCCCACAATTGCACTAAGGCCCGCGACGATGCCTTTATCGGCATTACTCATTTCGCGTTCCCATACAGTGCGAGGGGCTAACGGATTAAAAGCCGGAATATTCGGTGTTCTTTCATATAACCGAATATGAGCCATCGCTGATGTTACGTGCGAATAGCTCTTGGTGAAGTCCGGCAGTCCAGTAATACCATTCATGCTCTCTTGAGCGTGCTTGAAGTAAGCATCCATGCGATGCGTTGTATACAGCGCACGGAATTCGCATGAGGAGAGCAGTGGATCCGTAATTGCATCCGCCAGCTTAAGAAGTGCTGTAGGCCTAAATAGCCAGTCAGCAACGAAGCTAAACGGCTGCACTAACCACCAGTTCTCAAAGAATCCAGAGCCGCCAAACTCGGTGAGCCCTGAGATGAACTGCAACCATTCAGGCAAGACGGGGATGTTAACCCTCATTTTGCCATGGATTACAGCCCTGTGGACGTTATAGAACCGTCCGGCTCTCTGGGCCCAATTAGCGGAGTCGGGAGCAGGGTCACCTTCCGAGTGACCTAGACCCCAACCACTAATCCAGACATCTTTACCTGCCAGGGAAGCGAGGCGCTTGTAGCGCTCGAGGCCTTTTACGAATATGTCGGCCTTCTCTTCCCAAAGTCGCAGGTTAGGCGAAATGCCCCATGACCAGCTAAGATACCCGCCAAGTAGTGCGCGGGCACCAGCTGTCCACAGGTTACCTTTAAGACCTATGAACTGATGAACGTGCCGATTTCGAATTATGGCACGTAATAGGTCTTTAGAGATGCCCGGATTTCGCTTTAGAGCCTCGTTATATCGGTTCACGAGGATTTCGAGGCGACCGGTCCTCTTTACCGACGTATAGGTGTCGACTCGATGCCTAATTTCTGCGTCGATCATATCGCATAGCTTCTTGAGCTTATAATCTCTTTGCTCGATAGCTAGGCGAAGATCACCTTTAACCGACTCTGTCAAGTCTGCAAACTCTTGGATCGCTTCACGCAAATCCTGAGCAGACTCACCGATCTCGGTGAACAACGCGTCATTCTTAAACGTAATGTTTTGATAGAATTTAAGAAATGCATTACGTATCGCGTCGTTCCAGCCGAGAGTCCAACCACTCTGCGGGTGCTTAATCTCGCGGAGTCCAAGCTTAGTGTGTGGCGCGAAAGCCTCACCCTCGACCTCGGTTTTGTCATAGCCGAAGCGACGGTGTCGAAAAGCCGGCCACCATTCACCGTCATATACTCCATTAGAGTAAGCACGGATTAGTTTCCAGTGCTCGACCATATGCATTGTTTCCCCATTGAGAAACATTACATCGGCCTCTCTGATGGATTCGGTGAACCACTTAGTCTCGTGGAACTCAAAGCCTCCAGCGTAAGTTTGGATATAATTACGCTTGAAGTTGAGCCAATGCTCGCCTACGCTAGTGTCGAGGATGACTCGACGGCGCAGACGGAGTTGTCTGGTTCGCTCACGCTCCTTCCACTCGGTCGGAGCAGAGTTCCAGACCCATGGGAGTAACATAATAACCTCCTTTGGGTAAAAGAATAAGGGTA